CGCTCAGTGGCCATGTCGTTCTTAACGTAGCGAGCGAGTTGTTTGTCAACCCAGAAGTTGACGGCTTCTGCACTGGCTCTTCCTGGGTTGTCAGGATTCATGCCTGCACGAGCAACCAGTTCTCTATCTGGAATCGTCGTCTTCAACCCCCGCAGCGCATCCTCCACCGAGCCGCTCAGCCAGTTGCCGCCGGGCGCCTTGATCACACCGGCCTGAGAGCTGAGCTGCCGTGGTACTGCGGCGTTGCGCGCTGCTGCGTCAGCCAGTGTCAATGCCCCCTTGCCTGCCTTGGCCGCGCCGCGTGCCAGCGTAGTGCTGCCTGCACCGCCGAACAACGATGCAAGGTCGTTGAGCTCTTTGCCACCGACACCTTCATCCTTGCCAGGGAGCCACTCCTTGTAGAACTCGCTGGTCGGCAACAGTGGGGTGGTGTCCTGGGCCCGGACAGCCGGGTTGAGCGTGGTGTACTTCTGGGCCAGGCGTGCCAGGCCCTCCAGGTCGCCAGGTAGCCCCGCCGTGCCCGCAGCCCAACCGCGCGCAAGCTGCGTGAGTAGGTTGGCGGCGGGCTTGAAGTCGCCTTTGTGTTCCATACCCGCGCGACGCACGGCGAGTTGGCCGATATCTTCTTTGTCACTCATGTCTCTCTCCGTTTGCCGCGTGGCCTGCCGTTGACGGGTGGTGCGATAATCAGTACTTCGCCCTTGGGCTTGCTGTCTGCCTTTGTTCGGCTAGCGAACTCGGCCACCAACTGGTACAGTGTAGCGTAGTCGCCGCGCCGCCGCGCCTTGCGCAGGTGGCTGTGCACCTTTGTGACGTTCAGCGGGGTGCCTAACATGCGCCCCACGCGCTCAGCGGTCTGGGTGATGTTGTACCCGAGCGTCAACGAAGCCAACAACTGCCGTTCCACCTCGGTGAGCTGCAACGCCTCAGCCATGCTCCGCCTCACTGGGAGTAGGGGTTGCGGCGTGAGCTGCGGCGCTCCTCGTAGTCGACGTCCTCCGGCTCCTCAGGGGCCGCCACGCGCAGCTCCAATAGGCCCGCGTCCCGCATGTAGATAATCGCCTGCGTGAGTGTGTCAACCAGATCGTCGTGTTCGCCATTGGGGAATTCCTCGCACTGCGTTACTAGGGGTCTAGCCCAGGTGATGGGCTTGCCGGGTTCGCGCTTAGATTCCAACACGTAGACTAGTCCGGCCTCGAGGAACGGCGCAACCATATGCGCGCGGGCCACCTTGTCTGCACGGCCTGGATTATACCCGTGAACGGGCACCGCAGCTGCGCGCATGTCCTGCATGAGCGAGATGCCGCTACCCTTCTCCTCCACCAACACCACGTCGGCCTTGCGGCTGGGGTGGAGTGGGTCGTTCTTCACCCCGCCGTACCGGGCGCCCCAGTCGTCAATGACCTTCTCGCGCAGCGCCGGGTACTCCATGTGCTCAGTCCACCCGTCCAGCAGGATAGCGAAGCGCTGTATGGCGGAGTCGCGTTTACGGCGAGGCAACTCGCCCACGCCCCACACGGTGCACGCGGTGGGATCGTTGGATGTGGTAGCGGTGAACGCGGTGTCGTAGGACTGGAGGACGAAGAATACGTCGGGTAGGGGCTGGTCGCGCGGCCACAGCTTAATCTGCTCCACCTGCAGTATGCCTCCACCCTCGGGGCTGGGGCGCTGCTGTAGCTGGCCCGCCGCGCGGTAGGTGCCTAGCGTCATAGCCAGCTGCGCCACCGCGCGGGGCGGGAACATCTTAGGCCACAGCAGCTCGCCCGCCTTTTTGCGGGGGTCCCGGAACCCGAGTCGCGTGGTGGGTATCGGCCGCATGGGCTCGTACTCCATGGGGATGACGAGGTGGTCCCAGTCCTTGTACCCGGGCGAGCTCATGATGTGGCCGGTGAGATCCTTCTGGTGTAGGCGCTGCATGATCACGATAGTCGCCGCGTTCAGTATCAGCCCCCGCGAGCTGAGGGTGCCGTCGAACCAGTCCAACGCGGCCTGGCGCTCCACGTCGCTTTCGGACTCCTTGACGTTGTGGGGGTCATCCACTATCTTGAAGTGTGGGTGCATACCCGTACCCCGCCCGCCGACGGACGTAGCCACCCGCCACCCGCCGTCCTCTAGGTCGTACTGGGTCTTCTGGTTGCTGGCGCGCTTGAGCTGTACATCGGGGTACATAGCGCGGTAGCGGTCGCTGGTGATGATGTCGCGGCACAGCAACGTATCGCGGATGCTGAGCGGCTCAGAGTACGACGCGCCGAAGAAGCGCTTCGCCTTATCGTTCGCCCACACCCACGCAGGAAACATCACGCTCACTACAGTGGACTTGGAGGTGCCGGGGGGGACGTTGATGAGCAGGTTCTTGATGGTGCCCGCGTAGACGGCCTCTAGGTGCCTGCACATCTCCCCTATGTGCCAGTTGTCCTCAAAGGCCGCGCCCGGCTCCACCACGTGCCAGAACTCCTTCACAAACTCGTGCAAGCTCGCTTGGCACTCCTGGGCGCGACGTTCAGTGAGCTCGGCCTCCAGCGCCGCTATCATCGCCGCCAGGGGCGACTGCGCGCTGTTCTGCTGCACGGGGGCGCCTATCACGAGGCCTCGCCGCCGCTCAGCGCCCAATGCAGCCCCTTCTGCGCTAGGAAGGCGGCCTCGGCGCAGGTCATCCGGCTGGAACGGATGTACAGCGCGCCGTCTGCGTCGTATCCCATAACCAACACGTCCTTGAGCCCGTCCCCCAGGGCGGACTCCAAGGCCTGCTGAGCCGTGAAGGTGCTGCTGGCGGGTAAGCGAAACACCGCCGCGCTCACGTTCCCTCTCCGTCTACCAGCCCACACTCCTGCAGCAACGCCATGAGCGCCAGCAGTTTCTCCTTGGGAACGCCCTTGAGCTTCAGGGGGTCAAACAGCGGCATAGGTGCGCCGTTGGGGTCTAGGCCGCCGTCTACCGCGACGGGTTGCTTGCGGTCGGTGTACGGCGCAGCCGACTTAGCCGCGTCTATGCGCACGGGCATCGGCTGGCGTGGGTCCATAGCGACCGCGCTCAGGAACTCCGCCGGCGTGTTCACCGGCCGTCCCGCCGCCTCCTCTAGGCTCTGAACGTCGCGTCGCTTGACCTCCATGAAGCTGAGCGCGACGCCCAGCTCGTTGCACGGCACGTTGAGCGCGTTCAGGTACACCCCCGGCGTAGCGCTAGGGCGCAACCCGTGCTTGGGGTTGTACCCTAGCATGGACCCCGCCGCGTCGGTTGACTCTGCGGTGCGAGGGCGGCCTCTACGTTGCTGGGTAGCCATGATGCGGGTCATGCCTCAGTGAACCGGGCGGTGAGCTCGTGCACCTGAGCACGGAGGTCAGCGTCTACCTCGGCACGGTGGCGGGCTATGAGGCTGGGGGTGGCTACGCGGGCGCGGTCGTCGGGCGTGCCGTTGTCCAGCACCAACTTCAGCCGCTCTATGCTGCGATGCATCACGGTGAGCTGCTCCAGCTTGTCTTCGGTCATGGCGTGGGTCCTTTGCTACGTTGTGTGCGTGGGAGGTGATTATAAAACGGCTCCCGCTAGGCCACGGGCCGGAGTCACGAAGCCACCCGCCGCTAGCGAACTCAGCACCTAAACTGCGCAATTTACTAGCTACTAAAAGCATAGCGTTTTTGACAATTCCGCTATGATAAGCATAGCTGCTCAGCCATTGAAAATTCAGGTAAGAAAACGCTATGCTTTCGGTAGCGCTCTTCGCCCCTTACGTTTACGTTACCCACCCTTTTTCATCCATAGCACCGTATCAGGTACTGCGCGCGCTATAAAAAGCATAGCGCTTTTTGATGGTAAGATTACTGTGCTTTGCGGCGCTATAAAAAGCATAGCGTTTCACGCAGCGCATTAGCTACTAAAAGCATAGCGTTCAGTGGGTCAACGTGGATGGAGCGTGGCGTTGAAGCCAGCTATGCTTTTAGTAGCTGGGTAGCGTGGACAGTCCATACTTTTGTACATATTCGCTGAAAAACGTGGATGGACACTTCGCTGCCGCTATGCTTTTTATAGCGCTGAGCGCGACGCCCGAAATAAATACCACTAGGAACCACCAAGAAACCAGTTACTAAAAAAGCACGGTTACGGTGCTTCTTTGGTAACTAAGTTACGGCTCCATCCACGTGTAAGCGACTAATAGGAGACTTTGTAAAATAGGCGAACGACGGGAGTGAAATCGCTGTAAAAGTTTTGCTATTTGGGTAGGAATGGCAAACAATCTTTTGCTGGCTCGGCTGGGCCGCTCGGCAAATTGCTATTGTTATTTGTCTTTTCTATAATATCTGGAGTAAAGAAAGAGAGTAGTATATTTGTCCATAGAGAGATGGACGCGCAATAATGCCAAAGTCACCTTTTCCGTCGCGGCCGAGTTCCCACCACAAACAGCACCCAAGCAGCCGAGCGATTACGCCACGCTCCATCCATAAAAATGGCAAACTAAAATACCACTAGGAATCCTCCATCCACCCGCCACCACAGAAAAATACCACTAGGAATTTCAGCGATTACGCTATGAAAACCCAAACTTTCGCCTATTTTACAGCGAAAAAACGGAGACTTTTTGAACAGGTATCAGGAATACCGCTAAAAACGGCGCCGCGTCGTGACGGGGCAACTTCGCTTATTTTTGAATTTCGCTGCCTAATCGCTATTCAAAGTCTCCTTTTCGCTGCCTAGTCGCCTATTTCAGGGCACCTGCGGTGCGCAATTTACACCCCACTAGGCAGCCCCGATAACCCACCCCGCTAGGCGCCCGCGCCGGGCCGCGTTATACTTAGCCCGTGCTGAGTTGGTTAAGTGAAGCGGGGCTGCTAAGCGGGGAGGGCGCGTATGTGAGCGCACTACGTTAGGGGCGGCCTGGCAGTTACGGGTCAGTTTGGACAACGCAGCGGCGTACAGCGTGGGCTCCTACCCTACAGCTATCGTTGTCCAGTCCAACCCACGGTGCTACCGCGTGCGGCCCCCGCCGCGTAGTCCCGCTCTACCTGAGCCCGCTCAGCACACCTAACACTACTGCTGCGTGCGGTCCGTAACCCGCGCCCCGCATATATACGCGATATATGGAGTCCTAAGCCCGTATGAGTCCCGCCCCCACTAGTCGTATAGCCGCCGCTAAGGCCGCCGCTACTTCACCCTCCGCGCTCACCGCACCCCAGGTGCGCACCCTCATGCTAGCTAAGGCGGCCGGCTCCGCGCTGACCCCCGCTAACGTGGCGGTGTTGAAGCTCACCCCCATGCTCGCGGCGGAGGCGGCGGCGCTGAAGCTGCCGGCGGCGGCGGCGGGGTTCCGCATACCGTACTTTGACCTGCGCGGGCAGCCCACAAAGTTCTACCGCGTGCGCTACGTGCAGGACACCCGCCGGGGCTTTGAGCGCACCACCGGCAAAAAGCCCCTACGCTACGCGCAGCCCACCGCCTCAGTCACCGAGGTGTACCTACCCCCCCTGGTGGACTGGGAAGCGCTGGCGGGCAACCCCGCCGTGCCCCTGATCATCACCGAAGGCGAGCTCAAGGCCGCGTGCGCCACCGCCCACGGGCTGCCCACTATCGGCCTGGGCGGCGTGTGGTCGTTTCAGAGCGCCCGTAATGGCGAGTCGATGTTGCCCATATTTGACGCCTTCGCGCTGCAGGGGCGCCCCGTGTACATAGTGTTCGACTCCGACGCGGTCACTAACCCTATGGTGGTAGCGGCCGAGCTACGCCTAGCGCGCCGGCTCACTGAGCGCGGGGCGCACGTGTACATAGGGCGGCTCACCGCGTCGGAGGAGCTCAACAAAGTCGGCCTGGACGACTACATAGTGTTCAACGGCGCGGGGGCGCTGAAGGAGCGCGTGCTGGAGGAGGCCTTTGAGTACGCCGCCAGTGAGAAACTCCACGAGCTCAACCGGCGCGTGCTCTACGTGCGGGACCCCGGCTTCATCTGGGACCACGAAGTGGGCATGCGCGTAGCTCCCGCCGCCTTCACCGCCCACGCCTTCAGCAACTACTTCTACGACGAGACTCGCACCGACGCCAAGGGCAACGTCCGTATTGTGAAGGTGCCCGCCGCGCCGGCCTGGCTGCAGTGGCCCCACCGCGCCGAGGTACCGGGGCTCACTTTCACCCCCGGCGCCGACCGCATCACCGACGCGGGCATGCTCAACACCTGGACTGGGTGGGGGGTGAAGGCGCCGCACAAGGGCGATATGGAGCCGTGGCATGAGCTGATGACGCATCTGTTCGGGGGGGACCCGGCCGCGCGGGTGTGGTTTGAGCGGTGGTGCGCGGCGCCGCTGCAAAAGCCGGGGCTGAAGCAGGCCACGGCGGCGGCTATCTGGGGCACTACGCACGGGTCGGGTAAGACGCTGGTGGGGCATACGCTGATGCGTATATACGGTAAGCACGCCAGCGAGCTCAAGGACACCGACCTGGACGACGAGCGCAATGAGTGGGCCGACTCGCGGCAGTTTGTACTAGCCGACGACATCACCGCGCGCGGCGACCGGGCCTTCATGCGCCGGCTCATGACCATGATCACGCAGAAGTGGATACGGCTCAACCCCAAGTTCATTGGGTCGTATATGCAGCCGGACCTGATCAATTACTACTTCACCTCCAACGACCCCGACGCGCTGTACATGGACGACGGGGACCGCAGGTTCTTCATATGGGAGGTGACCGCCGGTAAGTTCCTGAATTACAAGCGCTATGTGGAGTGGCGCGACTCCGACGACGGCATAGCCGCGCTGTGGTATTACCTGCTGAACTTGGACATGGGCGACTACGATCCGCAGGCCCCCGCCCCGGACACCGCCGGCAAGCGCAGCATGATCTACCTGGGCAAGAGCGACCTAGGCAGCTGGGTACGCGAGCTGCGGGACAACGCGGAGGTGATGCTGAAGCGGGCGGGCATGAAGGGCGACCTTTTCAGCGCTAAGGAGCTCATGGCGCTGTATGACCCCTCGGGCGACAAGCGCACCACCGTCAACGCCCTAGCACGCGAGGTCAAACGCGCCGGCTTTCACCCCCCCGCCAACGGCTCCCCCCTGCACTGCCCCGACGGCTCACAGGTCGCGGTGTACGCCATACTGAACGGCGCCGCGTGGCGCAGCGCTAAGTGGCGTGACGCGTGCACCCACTACATCACCAACCGTCCCCAGGGCCTGTGGGACATTAAGAGGAGCAAGCTATGAACCGGCGTGACCTGGCGCTGCTAGTGCGGCGGGTGAACGCGGCGCCGCCCGGTGACCCGTACCGGGTGATGGGGGTACCCCCCGGCGTGAAGGCGGCGGAGCTGAGGCCGGCGTGGCTAGCGCTAATGCGCGCGCTGCACCCCGACCGCAACCCCGGGGACGCGGCCGCAGCGCAGGCGGCGGCGGCGGTGAATGTGGCGTATGACACGCTGCGCGACCCCGACCGTAGGCGCGCTACTGATAGGCTGCTGCACACCGCCGCAGGCACGTGCCTGCGGTGCGCGGGCGCAGGCGGCGTACTGAAGCAGAAAGGCTGGGGCGCTAAGGTACCTGTGAAGTGCCCCGCGTGCGGCGGGAGCGGGCGAGCTGGCACCACCGCGAAGTAACCCCGCGCCGCGCTAGGGTATCCGCTAGGCGTGGCTCCGTTGGGCGCGGGCAAAATATTTTGCTTTACGCGAAGTTCGCCCTATAATTCGCTCGTCAACTTCTTTAACCCGTAACTTAAAGGACCGCGAATCATGGCTACCAAACTCACCGCCCCGCCGAGCTACACACTCACACAAAACGGCATCGAATTCACCATCACGCACAAGCTGTCACAAAGCCGCGAGCGCGACTGGGCCCCGTTTGATGAAATCCTCACTATCATCACCGATGACGCGGGGATGGTTGTAGCGGTAGCCAATACGAAGTCAAACAAGGCGGCCCAATTATTTGCCGCCCAGAAGGCTTACGAAGGCCTGACGCGCAGCCCCGCTAGCCTTGAGGTGCTAGCGCGCCGCGCTCAGCTCAGCTTGTTCTAAACCCACCACCCAAGGAGCCCCTCATCATGAACGCACACAAATTTGCTCGCAGCTTGGGCATTGACAGCAAAAACATCACAGAAGGTGATGAACACCTTGACGGCTACATCCAGGTGACTGAGTTGGTAAGCGTGAGCGTGCCAACTTTTGGGCGCCGCGTTTACGTATCGCTTCAAAGCGCAGATGCGGAAGAGTTCACGTTTTACCCTGAGCGGAGCGCCAGCGATATAGCAGGAATTCTTTCCGATATCCGTCAAGCATGCGGGTACGTAGCAGCTTAAACCTCACTGTAACCTCAAGGAGCCTCTCATCATGGCCAAATACACTGCAGCATACACAGTAGAGTACGCAAACGGGAATAGCGTTTCGTTCACCCGCGCACAACCCAACCAGGCTAAGCACGTGGACAACTATCCAGGCACGAAATACTTTTTGGAAGGCCTAGAGGTGGAACCAGAAACGTGGTATTCTATAGTGGCTGAGGATTGCGAAAAACGCCTCGCTAAGCGACTCCTGACGCACAAGCAAATACGTTGCCTACACGGCGCCAGCGCAGGCAACTTCGTCACCAAGTGGATCCGCAAATAACCTTACGCAAGGAGCCCCCCATCATGAACACAGAAGCTAACGACGCCATCATCCGCAAGATAGAAAAGTGCCTTGCCCTGAGCAAGAGCAGCAACGAGCACGAGGCAGCAGCCGCGCTGCGCCAAGCCACCAAGCTGATGGAAGCCTACAACATCACCCCCGAGGCGCTGGTAGGAGCACAGATTGGTGAGTGCGAAGCCAACACCAACGCCTGGACCCGCCCCCCCGCGTGGGAGATGCACCTGCTCAACATCATTAAGTCAGCGTTCGGCTGTGATGCGATCATGCGACTGGGCAACGGAGAATTCAAGCGCCTCACGCGCGTAGTGTATATTGGGGCTAAGCACCAGGCACAGCTGGCCGCCTATGCGCACACCGTACTGAGGCGACAAGTGGAGTCCGCGCGCACCAAGTACACCAGCAACCTGCCCAGTTACTACGGGCGCGGCAACAAGATCAAAGCCGGCGAAGCGTTCAGCGTAGGTTACGTGGACAACATTCGCAGGCAAGTGTCTGCGCTGGCAGTACCGCCGGAGCAGGCCGAGGCTATACGCAGCCTGAAGACTACGCTACTGGGCGGAGAGGGTAAGAAGTACCAACCGCCAAAGCGTGACACCGACTACGCCGCGTTGCAAGCCGGGCGCGAGGCCGGGCGCGGAGCCAGCCTACACAGGCCTATGAACGGGGGTGCGGAGCACTTGCAGCTGACGCGCTAGCCCGGCCCGGCTTTACTTCCCGCCCCAGGCCGCTTAAAATGCGGCTTGACCTCACAAACCGTAACTTGACGAGGAATCCAAGATGACAACCGACGACGATGAATCAACCCTGTACTACCGCCTGCGCATGCGCATGGTAACGCCGATGTCCGGCCGCGTGATTATCAGCGACTCCGTGCACCAAGTGCCCACGCCCGAGGCAATGGATGACCTGGTGGAGCAGCTCAAGGCCAACGCAGGCTGGCAGACCTCACAACTCTACCTGCTAGGTCAGGGTGCGCCGCGCTACCGGGTGCTGACCCGGCGCTTCCACACCCAGGAGCAAGCCGACAGCTACACACGCGGCTATGACGGCCACATGACCGAGAACGCCAGCATGGACGACTTCAGCGTGATGGGCTACCTGGACGCTGACGACCGGCGCAGCTACGGCCCGCGCGGCGCGGAGGGGGTGGATCATGATTAAACTCAACGCAGACGGTTCATGCTCCGGGCGTCCGGGCGTGCTGAAACACAGGGACGAAACCGGCAAGGTGCTGCCCGCGCTGTTTGACTCCGAAAAGCGTGACGCCCCCGCCGTGCTGAAGTGCGAGCACGATGCGCTCCGGTACGTGAAGCTCGCGTGCCTAGTGGCGCGACGGATGGGAGGCGACTTGAAGGAGGAAGACTTCTTTTACGACTACGTGGACTACGCCCCCGAGCCACCCGAGCCCACCCACGTACAAGACGCCGCAGCAGTGCTGCGCCGGGTGATGGAGGGGCTATGAAGCTGTACGCAATTCAACGTCGCCGGTGGATAGAGGTGAACACCGACCCTCAGCGCCGTTGCTACCACGGGTGTCACTTCAGCTCCGAATGGCGCTGGACAGAGTGGGATGTGCTGGACAGCGAGGTGCCGGAAAATAAGTTGGAGCGGCGCCTAGAGTTCTGGCGTGACCTGAACGCCTACGCGGTAAGCCAGCGCGGCGAGGGCGCCAAGTACGAGTTCAGGGCCGTTGAGGATGCCGCATCATGACCGCGCTCATTAAGCCAATGCTCAGCGGCACAGTGACTGACCCCGCCGCGCTGCGCTACCCGGTGCTGGTCAGCCCCAAGCTGGACGGCTACCGCGCCAGCGTGCAGGGTGGCGTGGTGCTCAGCCGCAACCTCAAGCCCATACCCAACGCGCACGTGCAAGCGGCGTTCGGTGGGTCGCGTTATGAAGGGTTGGACGGTGAGTTGATAGTGGGTGACCCCGCCGCGCCGGACGCATTCTACACCACCGCCAGCGGGGTTACGCGGCGTGAGGGTACACCGGACGTCCGGCTCTACGCGTTTGACGTAGTGACACGCTTAACTAGCATCCCGTTCACTCAGCGCCTAGACTTTGCGCGGTTACTGTGCAGCGACGGCGCTATCAACGCGAACCTGCTACTGGTGGACCATGTAATGGTGCATAGCGCAAAGGACCTGGCCGCAGCCGAGGAGGTCGCGTTGGCCACGGGCTATGAGGGGGTCATGATACGTGACCCGCGCGGCCCGTACAAGCAGGGCCGTAGCACCGAGCGTGAAGGGTGGCTGCTGAAGCTGAAGCGCTTTGAGGACGCTGAAGCCGAGGTGCTGGACTACGAAGAGCGCCAACACAACGCCAACACAGCCACCCGGGATGCCCTGGGGCACGTGAAGCGCTCCTCCCACAAGGCCAACAAGCACGGTACCGGTACCCTGGGGGCGCTGCTAGTGCGGGGGCTCAACGGGGCATATAAGGGCCGGGTGTTCAGCGTGGGCACGGGGTGGACGGACGCGGAGCGGGCCGCACTGTGGCTTGAACGTGAGAGCCTGCCCGGTAGGGCACTGAAGTACAAGTTCTTCCCACTCGGCAGCAAGGAGGCACCTCGGTTCCCTACATTCCTAGCCTTCATTAACCGAGAGGACGTACCAGAATGAGACACTTACTGACTATTCTGTGCTGTGCGCTGACTGCGTGCGCCACCACAGGCTCAGATGAGCAAAACCGCGCCGCCAACCTGCAACGTCTCCGTGCTGTGCAAGCGTACCTGTGCGCCACCAACCCTTACAACTGTCCGGCTGCAGTCGCGCCAACTACCACAGTTTGCTCGCGCAGCGTGCACGGTGATGTCGTGTGTTCAACGAGGTGAGTTGCAATGATTCTTAGCCCCGTCGAACTGCAGATCATCAAGCCTCTGCTAGCGTTGCTGGACGCCGCGCCGCACCTCAATATCGTTACCCAGCTCACCACCCCCGGCGGCCGGCGTGTCACGCTGGACGTGAGCGCGGCTGGGCTGGCTCTGAAGGCGGAGTATGCGGACTCCCCACCCGCGCTGGAGCTGTACCGCACCGCCATGGGCCTGGCGCAGGCGTACCGGGTGCCCCTGACCTATGTTCAACACACTGAGGAGAACTAGTATGGAGTCACAACGACGATACCCGCGCACGCTGGATGAGGCGTTCCCCCACGGCCCCCGGTACGGCTGCGCCATTGAGCGCCCAGCGGCCCGCGCCTACAGCCGGGCGTGGTGGGTGTGCATGGGCATTATTGCGGTGCTGACCGTGGTGCTCTGCTGGGGAGGTGCATGATGTACACTGAAGAACAATGGCGCACGCTGACTGAGTCAGAGTACGCGCGGCTGTGCAACAGCAGCAGCGAGGAAGGCTGGCTGGCGGGGGTGGCGGACTACGTGTGGAACGCGCTGGCGGTGTTGGGTATGGTGGCTGTGGCGGTGGTGGTCGGGCTGTATTACGCCGGCTTTTTCAGCTGGGCCGCCGTGGCTATGCCTCGCCTGTTCGGGTGGCTGTCATGAGGGCGCGCATCCGCACCCGGGACGCGGGGGTGGGCTTCGGCGTGACGCCCGTGTACTTTGTGGAGGTGAAACGTTGGTGGCAACTGGAGTGGCGCCGGGTGTCGCAGGTCACCAAGTACGCCGACGCCTACCGCATTGCGCTGGAGTACGTAGCGCCGCAGTTCACGGAGGTGGTGCCGGGGGCGTATATGCAACGCGCCAAATCGTCGCTCAGCGCCGCAGCCGGTAGTGTGGTGGGCGCTGGCACAGCACATACCGCAGCCCAGCAAGGCAAGAACGACGCCGTCAACCAGTACGCCACAGGGTACAGCTACAAAATTGACCCGGAGCTAGTAACCGCGTTGGCAGCGTCGCAGTTCAAGGACGAACTAACCAAGGCCGTCCCGCTGCCCACCGAGGAAACCCCGCCCGCACCGGGCTCGCCTTGGCCGGGGCACGGCGGGTACTACGTTTGCACGGTGTACGGCCAGCACCTAATCATGCGCGATGGGTTCAGCGGCGTAATGGCCAGTGTGACCGGGCCGACCTTTGACCTACACACGGACAAGCCGTTTAGCAACTCTCACAAGGAAGGGAAGCAGAATACGCGGCAGCAATTGATGCGGGGGCCTCAGCGCTTCCCGGCCGCCAGGTTGTGCGCAGGGCTCATTCTAGCTCGGCTCGGGGGTGAGTTTGACGATTACTACCTACCCGCACGGGCGGAGCTGCAGATAGCGTGGGCCGTAGCACCGGAGTTGTTTGAACGCGACCGGCTGTACACCACCAGCACGCTGACCGGTGGTGATAAGATGTTTGTGGTGGATGGTACGTCGGGCGCTGCGTACGAGGTGAGCTGCTCGTCCAGCGATCTAGTCGTCGTGCCGTTCCGCAGTGAGCCAGCATAGGAGAACTACATGACCACTCAATTGGTGAATTTTGAAGACGGTGTGAAGGCACGCATTAAGGACATCGTTGCCGAGCTGATCCCCGAGGAACGCTGGACCGCACTAGTGGCCAAGGCCGTTGAGCAGTTCGAGCGCGAGGACTTGCCCAAGCTCGTCAAGGCCGAGCTGCACACCCGGTACAAGGCGGTGATCGACGCTGAGTTC